GCTATCTGGATTATCGACCTATGTCGGAAACCCCAATGCTGAAGCTGCTATTTTGGCTATCTCCGTTGAAATCTTCCAATCCAGAACCGCCGCTGGTGGATCAATCGAAGGCGTAGATTTTGCAGTAACCCCTTACCGCCTATCTAAGAATTTGCTTGCCAAAGTAACTGGCCTTCTAGGCCCTTATCTTGATGTTGAAACTATGGTGGGCTAATGCCAGCTTCAACAATTGCCACAGATGTTAGAGGAGTTATTAAGACCGCCTTGGTTGGATGCACCGCGAATATTTATGACTCAGTTCCGGAAGCGCCAATAGTTCCAGCAATCGTAGTTGTCCCAGATGCGCCTTATATGGAGCTTGAAGTTTTAGGTAAATCAACTACTCGCGTCAAATTGAATTACACCATTACCGCTTGCGTTGCGTATTTCAGCAACGCCGCTTCTCTCGACAATTTAGAGCAATTAGTTATTAGTATTCTTGGAGCGCTCAACGCTTCCAAGTATGAGTTATCGACAGTCGATAGGCCGTCAGTAACAACAGTAGGAACGACCAATTTATTGGTTGCAGACATACGCTTGAGCGTCCGCTACGAGCAAACCGCATAGGAGACCCAAATGGCAACTACAGTAATAACTGGGCGCGATGTAACCTTTACACTCGATAGCGCTGCTTATGATGCCCAGACAACAAGCGCAGTCTTAAGCTGCGAAACAATTATCGAGACCTATCAGACCCTTGATGGGCGCGCTTATAAGTCCGTTGATAAGCAATGGACCTTCACAATTGAACTGCTACAAGATTGGGGAGCTGCAAGCTCTCTATTCGAAGCAATGTGGACAGATGCTGAATCAGCACCTAACACCACACTCGCAGTTTCATTCACAGCCGTAACTGGCGCAGTATTTGCTTTCAATGTATTGCCAATCTTCCCTGCTGCTGGTGGAGCTGCTCCTGGAGCACTTACCGACACTTGGACGATGACTGTCGTTGGAACACCTACAGAGACCTTTAGTTAAGAGATCGGAGCATCGGGAGCTATGAAATTATCAATTACAATTGAATATAACTCTGGCGAATCAGCAACTTATATTGCTCAACCGCCAGAATGGGCTAAGTGGGAAAAGGCAACTGGACACACTATTACCAAGGCTCAAGAAAATATAGGAATCTGGGACTTAATGTTCTTGGCCTATAACGCTCACAAACGCGAAAGCGCTGGTAAGCCAGTAAAGAGCTTTGAAGTATGGATGGAGACAGTTGCCGACATTAAGACAGGCAATGATGACCCAAAAGCCATCAGCCCGACAGCGTAAGGCGGCTATTAGTAATAGTTGCTCTTAGGACTGGTATCCCGATGCAGTATTGGGATGATTGGGACGATGTAGCAACGGCAGTCGAGCTGATAAAGGAGAGAGATAGCAATGGCTGAAGAAGTCTCAGCATTTGATAGGACTGAGCTCCGTCAAGTGTATAAAGCTTTCTCCTTGCTAGGCGATGAAGCCAAAGCCGAGGCTCGCCAGACTTCCAACAATCTTGCCACTTATCTTCAGCAACAAATTGCTGCCAAAGCTTCTACTCGCATTAAAGGCCAACAAGCCATCAACAGAATCGTAAGTGGATCTAAAGTATCTAAGACTAGCACTACTGGCGAAATTAAATATGGCTTTGCTAGTCAGAGATTTAGCGGTGGAGCTAATACTCAAATGCTTTGGGCTGGCTTTGAATTTGGTTCCAACAAGTTTAAGCAATTTCCTGCTTACTCTGGCAGACAAGGACGCGGCTCTCGCGGATGGTTTATTTATCCAACTCTACGCCAAGAGCAGAAGAATATTGTGGCACAATGGACTAGAGCATTTAACAAAATATTAGATAAGTGGGGCATAAATGGCATCTGATTCCAGAGCATTAACGCTCAAGCTCCTAGCAGATACAGCAGATTTCAAAAAGAATTTAGATAAAGGCTCTAAAGATATTGATGATATTGGCGAAAGAGCTAAAGAATTTGGTAAGAAGGCAGCCGCCGCTTTTGCTGTTGCTGGCGCAGCTATTGGCGCATTTGCAGTCAGCGCAGTCAAGGCAGCAGCCGAAGATGAAGCAGCTCAACTTAAATTAGCCGAAACTATACGCAGCACAACTAAAGCAACTGATGATCAAATAAAAGGTGTTGAAAGATATATAACCCAGACTTCTATTGCTGCTGGTATCACCGATGATGAATTGCGTCCAGCTTTTAGTCGATTGGTTCGCAGCACTAACGATGTTGAAGATGCTCAGAAATTACTAAATTTAGCATTAGATTTAAGCGCAGCGACAGGTAAGCCGCTTGAAGCTGTTACCAATGCGCTAGGTCGAGCTTATGATGGCAATACTACAGCTCTTGGCAAATTGGGTCTAGGCATTGACGCAGCTGATCTTAAATCTCAAGATTTCGATACAACCTTCCAGCAGCTAACTAGCACCTTTGGCAACTTTTCTGAAAATCAAGCCCAGACCACACAGAAGCAAATGGAGCGCGTCAAGATTGCTCTTGATGAAGCTAAAGAATCTATTGGCGCAGCTTTGCTGCCAGTCGTTCAAGAATTGACTGCATACTTGCTTGAAAAATTTATTCCAGCTTTAGAAGCATTTATAGCTGGGTTGACTGGTCAACAGGGTTTAGATCAAGCTTTAACTGATAGCCAAGAGACTGCGATGGAATGGGGTAAAAAGGTAAGAGGGTTTATTGATACAGTTATTGATTTAAAGGATGAATTATTTTTAGTCGCTGGAGTATTAGGAACAGTATTCGTAGTAAGTAAAATAGCAGCTGGAATTCAAGCGACTATTGCTTTAATTACGGGTCTAGTTACCGCTTATAATCTTTTGCGTAATAGTGCAGTCGCAGCAGCTATTGCATCTCGATTTGCATTAAATCCTTTAGCTGGATTAGCTACTGGCGCTGCAGTTGTCGGAGCAATTATTGCGGCAGTCAAATTATTTGATAATCAAGCAGCAGCAGCTAATGGGACGGGAAGTAATACAGTCTCATCAGCCAGCCTGCCAGAAGGCTTTGCAGCTGGAACGGCCATTACAGGTAGCGCTAGTGCAGGTGGCGGCATAATTACTGGCGGTGGATTAACTACAGGCAGTAAAGCTTCTGGCAGCAATGCAGCCAAATCAACACCAACGCAAACTTTAATTGAGCAAGTAAGCGAAGCAAATTTTATTAAAAGAACAGCAGGAACTGGATCATTTGATGTTGCTGGTGTAAGACGCGCCGATGAGCGCGGCAATGTCGTAATCAATGTAAATGCCCCATCGGTAATTGATGAAGAAGGGTTTAGCCGAGCAGTTGCTCTAGCTCTAAATAATAGTAATCGTAGAACTGGCGGCGGTGGTTCAAGTCTAATTACGCAGGATGTATTATGACCGCTTGGACTCCAGTTTATCGAGTCAAGGTAAATGGCTCTACAGTAACTAGTGCAACCCTTAGCGGACTTACAATTACTTCAGGCCGCGATGATATTTACTCCCAACCGCTTGCTGGTTATTGCAGCCTAACCTTAATTGAAACTGCCGAGGCATCAGTTTCTTATGAGATTAATGATGCAGTTACTATTGAGGTGCAAGATTCAACTGCCACTTATGTAAATCTCTTTGGCGGTTTCATAACTGATTTAGGTATTACAGTTCAGACCTCTGGCTCAACTGCTACTAGCCAAAGAATCCAGATAACAGCAGTAGGAGCCTTAGCTAGACTTAATCGCGCTGTTTATGTTGGCAACTTCGCGCATCAATTCGATGGGGATCGCATTGAGGAGTTATTAAGCGGAGTTCTTTTCAATCAATGGAATGAGGTCCCAGCAGCTTTAACTTGGGCAACCTACGATGCAACTACTCAATGGCAGGATGCAGAAAATAGCGGATTGGGTGAAATAGATACCCCAGGAGATTATGAACTTCACTCTGAGAATAACTTGGACGATACTGTTTATAACCTTGCTTCTCGCTTCGCTAATAGCGGCCTGGGCTATCTTTATGAGGATTCCCAAGGCCGTATCGGTTATGCTGATTCAACTAATAGAAGCGAATATTTAGCAGCTAACGGCTATATCGATTTAGATGGCAATCACTCAATAGGGCCTGGACTCTCAATCATCAAGCGAGCTGGCGATGTTAGAAATTCAATAACTATTAGCTATGGCACTTCAGGCGCAGAAGTTACAGATGAAGATGCAGCGTCAATATCTGATTATGGACTTTTAGCATCTACCATATCTACCACACTTCGGAATCAAATAGATGCTGAAGCTCAAGCAGCCTTTTACCTACTCATTCGCGCATATCCCCAATTTGCGTTAAGGCAGATAACCTTTCCAATAGCCAGCGATGAAATCGACAATTCAGACCGAGATAATCTTCTTGGCGTATTTATGGGCCAACCGCTCAATATCATCAATTTGCCAGCCAATATGGTAGGCGGTGAATTCCAAGGATTTGTCGAAGGATGGACTTGGACTGCCAGCCTCAATCAGCTCAATCTAACTTTAAATGTATCGCCTATCGCTTTTAGCCTTCAGGCGTTCAGATGGAACTCGGTCCCAATAACTGAGACTTGGAATACAATAAGCCCGACTTTGGACTGGCTCAACGCTACAATAGTAGCCTAAGGAGAATAAATGGCAACGACTACAAATTACGGCTGGGATACTCCAGACGATACTGATCTGGTAAAGGATGGCGCATCTGCCATTCGCACACTCGGGTCATCTATTGATACTACAGTTTTTAATAACGCCTCGGCTGCAATTGCTAAAAGTGTTGTGGATGCCAAAGGGGATATAATTGCTGCAACTGCAGCAGATACAGTTGCAAGATTGGCAGTCGGAGCAAACGGAACAGTTTTAACAGCAGATAGCGCAGAATCGACAGGATTAAAATGGGCATCTGCCGCAAGTGGTCAAAATTGGTCATTAGTAAATGCTGGTGGCACAGCTTTAACTGGCGCTCAGACAGTAACAGTTTCATCAATAACTGGGGCTGACCAGCTTTTAGTTTATTTTAGCGTAGCTTCAAGCGCCAATGCTTCATCATTTGTAACAGTTAGATTTAATACTGATACTGCAGCTAATTATAATTATACAGGTTGGCGAGAAGTTGCAGCAGCTAATTATCAACTAGGCAATACAGCGGTTGAAGATGATCAAGCAGCCACTTATGTTCATATGGGCGCTCAAAATAATAGCGCAGGCGGTTTTATGTCTGGTTATTTATTTGTATCAGGTTGTAATGCAGCAGGCCTAAAACCTTATTGGGGTGCAGCTGGAGCATCAGCAGATACCCTTGGCGGAAGAAGTCATATTATTGGCGGCTTTTATGATTCAGCTAGCACAATTTCATCAGTTTCATTATTCAGTAGCTCAGGCAATTGGGATAACGGAACTTTATTTGTTTATAAGACGGCATAGGAGTTTAAATGAAAACTATTGAAAGAATTTTTGACGCTGATACTGGTGAAACAAAAGACATTGAGCGAGATATGACGCTGCAAGAATTAGCCGATTATCAAGCATCGCTGGACAGGGCAGAAGCGGAAGCAAAATTATCGGAAAAAAATGCAGTAAAGAAAGCCGCTGCCGAAGCTAAACTTGCAGCCCTTGGCCTAACCTCTGATGATTTAAAGGCTCTTGGCCTTTAGGCCAAAACAATCTCTTTAGAATATGGCCAAACTATGCGCAGCAGGTATTCAGCTTCGGGAGCAAATCGATGACGATTATCCTGATCGCGATAGGAAGTCTGATGGTTGGATTGCTGACGCTAGGCATCTTGCAAAAAGCACTTCTGACCATATACCAGACGCTAAATCAGGAATTGTTAGAGCGATAGATATTGATGCTGATTTATCAGCTCACAAAGAAGAAGCCTATGCGCTGGTTGAGAAGATTCGCAAGTTAGCCAAGAAGGGCGATAAGCGAATTGCTTACATTATTTTTGATGGAAAGATTATGAGTCCAATACTAGGATGGAAACGCAGAAAATATAACGGAGCAAATCCTCACAGGTCTCATTTCCATATTTCATTTACAACTTTGGGAGACAAAGATGGCAGTTATTTCAACCTCGAAGGAGAAGCTAATGAGCGACTTAAAGAAGATGGCAGAGAGCTGGGCCAAGACATTCCTAGCAACGGCACTAGCG